TGGAGAACGGGAGTAAGATTTTGGCTGCAAGTACTAGTGCTTCTGCTGTTCGCGGTATGTCCTTTAACGTTATCTTTCTGGATGAGTTCGCGTTCGTTCCGAATCATATTGCTGACCAGTTTTTTAGTTCTGTATATCCTACTATCTCATCTGGTAAATCTACCAAGGTTATTATAATTTCTACCCCTCACGGGATGAACATGTTCTACAAACTGTGGCATGATGCGGAACGTAAACAAAATGAATACATTCCCACTGAAGTTCATTGGTCACAAGTTCCTGGAAGAGATGAAGTTTGGAAAGAACAAACAATTAAGAACACATCTGAGGCACAGTTCAAAGTTGAGTTTGAGTGTGAGTTCCTAGGATCTGTTGATACATTGATTAGTCCTAGTAAACTTAGGACCATGGCATATCATGATCCTATAAAAGAGAATAGAGGTCTCGCACTGTTTGAAAAGGTTATACCAGATCATGATTACATAATAACTGTAGACGTATCTCGTGGTGTAGGACATGATTACTCAGCATTTACAGTATTTGATACGACAGAGTTGCCATATAGAATGGTTGCTAGATATAAGAATAATGAAGTAAAACCCATCGTCTTACCAAACATTGTAGTGGACGTGGCAAAGAATTATAACAACGCATACATCTTATGTGAAGTGAATGATATCGGTGGACAGGTTGCGGATATTATTCAGTATGATTTAGAGTATGAGAACTTACTCATGGCATCCATGCGTGGTAGAGCAGGACAACAATTAGGTCAAGGATTCTCTGGTAAGAAGACTCAACTAGGTATCAAGATGTCAACTGCCACAAAACAAGTTGGATGTTCAAACCTTAAAGCATTAATTGAAGAAGATAAACTTGTCATTCCAGACTACGATACTATTGCAGAACTAACTACATTCATTGCAAAGGGTCAAACATTCCAAGCGGAAGATGGTTGTAACGATGACCTAGCAATGTGTTTGGTTATATTCTCATGGATGGCAATGCAACCATACTTTAAAGAGATGCATGATAATGACGTGCGTGCGCGGATCTACGCTGATCAAAGAGACGCAATCGAACAGGATATGGCACCTTTTGGGTTTGTAGATGATGGTATGGAGGATGAGTACTTTGCAGACGCTCAGGGCGATGTCTGGAAAGTCGCGGAATATGGGGACAAGTCTTACATGTGGGAGTTTAGATAGCGTTTCATTTTTATAAATAATCCTAGACAACCCGATGTACGGACCTAATCTAGGAGTTTTAAACAATGGCAGCAAATCAATCCTCACCTGGAGTTGTAGTCCAGGAAAGAGATCTGACAACTATTTCAACCTTATCTACCGCGAATGTTGGTGTAATCGCAGCACCTTTTGAGTTAGGTCCTGTTGAAGAAGTAATTCAAATTGGTTCTGAAAGGGAACTGGTAGCAAAGTTTGGTGAACCAAACGACAGCAATTTCGAGTACTGGTATACTGCAGCACAATACTTAGCATATGGTGGTGTTCTTAAAACTATCCGTGCTGACAGCAGTAACCTAAAGAACGCAGTCAACACAGGTACTGCACCTAAAATTAAGAATTTACAAGACTACGAAACTAGTTACGAAACAGCAAGTAATAACTGGAACTGGGGAGCAAGAACTCCTGGTGCAAAAGGAAACTCAATCGGTATTTTCGTCACTGACTCTGGTGCTGATCAAATTGCTGTTGTTCCTGCTCCTGGATCAGGTAACGATCATGAGTTTGTTTCTACTGAAGCATTGAGTGCTGCATCTGGTGCTGCGGGTAAAGTATTCAAGTACAGCATTGTTCTTACCGTTACTTCTGTTGTTGGAACTTTCGTTCCTGGAACTTCAACTACTATCAGTATTTCTGGTTCTGCACAGACTGTAAACGTATTAGCATGGGATGCAGGTAATAAGAAACTTGAAATCGGACTGCCTTCTGGTGGTATCACTGGTATTCTTGCCGATGGTCAAACTATCACTCAAGGTTCTAACACTGCTGACATCGCTGCAAGCGGAATTGAAAGACGTGTTTATATCGTAAAAGATAAAGGTTCTATCGACTTTGCAGGATCTGATAGCATCTCTGATACTAACTCTACTGCTGTTACTGTCAGTTCAGTAAGAGTTGAGTATGACGAGCGTGAGTATCTTCCAAACCAAAAGTGGGTGAATGTTGCTCCTAGACCTGGAACTTCATCTTTCGGTAGTGCACAAGGTGCATTCAGAGATGAATTACACATCTTGGTAACTGACGTTGACGGTAAAATCACTGGTACACCTGGTGCAGTTCTTGAGCGTTTCATTGGTGTTTCTAAAGCATCTGATGGCAGATCTTCTCTTGGTGAAGCAAATTACTACGTTGAAGTTATTAAGCAAAAATCTCAGTACATCTTCTGGGGTTCACACGAAAGTGGAACTTTTGCTGCAACAGCAAGTGCATCCGCAGGTGACTGGGGTGCTGCATCTGTAAACAGACAGTTCAACCTACTTCGTTCTACTACTGGTACTACAAACTATCCTCAGGGAGATGTTACTCTTGGAACGGATGAGAACTCTACTTACTACTACCGTCTCCAAAGTGGAGCAGACTATGCTCTAGCGGGTGGTGAGTATACTGTTACTTCATCTAATCTTTCTACTGCATATGGATTGGTTGATGATCCAGAATCACAAACAATCGACTTCATCTTAACAGGTCCTTCTGGTGCAGATGACGCAGGTGCTATTGCTAAGATTTCTTCTCTCGTAAGCATCGTTGAAGAGCGTAGAGATTGCATGTTATTCGTTTCTCCTCGTAGAGGAAACGTAATTGGTGTTAGCAACGCAGAATTACAAACTTCTAACATTATCAATTTCTTTGATCAGTTACCTTCAAGTAACTACATGGTCTTCGATTCTGGTTACAAGTACATCTATGATAAGTACAACGACGTATATCGTTACATTCCAACTAACGGTGACGTTGCAGGTCTTTGCCTCCAAACTGCTGAGACTTCTGAACCATGGTTCTCACCTGCAGGTTTTGCTCGCGGTCAAGTTAGAAATGCAATCAAACTTGCATATACTCCTAACAAGACTCAGCGTGATAGACTTTACTCTGCAAGAGTTAATCCAATCGTTTCTTTCCCTGGTCAAGGTATTGTGCTCTTCGGAGACAAGACTGCACAAGCATTCGCTTCTGCCTTTGACAGAATCAATGTTAGACGTCTGTTCCTTGTAATCGAAAGAGTTATTAGCACTGCTGCTAAGTCACAACTCTTTGAACAGAATGATGAGCAACAAAGAGGACTCTTCCTTAACATTGTTGAACCATTCTTGAGAGACGTACAAGGTCGTCGTGGTGTAACTGACTTCTTGGTTAAGTGCGATAGCAGTAATAACCCACCTGAGTCAGTAGATAGAGGAGAGTTCAACGCTGAGATCTTCGTGAAACCAACTAGAACTATCAACTACATCACTCTAACATTCGTAGCAACAAGAACTGGAGTTTCCTTCAGCGAAGTCGCAAGTTAAAATTAAATAAAAATCTCTGAAAAAACGCTTTGTTCTAAATAATAGGACAAAGCGTTTTATATTACCTACCATGGCAGGAATTCAAACTTTTAAATCAAGAGTCGCGGGAGATTTCTCAAGACCTAATCTGTTCAAATGCAATATTGACTTCCCAACAGGAGTTCTTGGCGGAGACGCTGCAGCAGCACTAGGAGAGTTTACTGTAAGAGCAGCAAACTTACCTGCAACACAGATTGGTGTTGTTGAAGTTCCTTATAGAGGACGTGTTCTCAAGATTGCGGGAGACAGAACCTTTGAACCATGGACCATTACCGTGATGAACGATAGAAACTTTATTCTCCGTAATGCGTTTGAGTCATGGGCACAAAAGATTCAAGAGTATACTCAGAACGTCACTAATGCAGATGACGATACTCAGTACTTCAAAGATATGTTTGTCACTCAGTTTGACAGATTTGGTCCACCTTCTGATGGCGCAGGACCACAAAATGCCGAAGCAGAACCTCAGGTGTTATCAAAGTATCGTTTCTATGATACGTTCCCAACTAATATTTCCGCTATCGATCTTGATTACGGAAGTAATGATGCTATCTCCGAGTTCACTGTAGAACTTCAAGTCCAATACTGGAAACCCGAATATAAGGGTAAGAAAGCAGAGGGTGGCACTAAGACTCCTGGTTAAAAATAACTTTTTAGAAAGTTCCTAAATAAAACAGGAACATTAATGATCTTAAAAAATGTCTCAACTTTTTGGATTTTCACTCCAAAGAGCAAAGAAGGTTCCTAAGGGACCTTCTTTTGTTCAGAAGGATAGTATGGATGGATCGCAACCGATTGTCGGTGGCGGTTACTATGGTTATTCTGTAGATTTTGATGGGACTATTCGTAATGAATATGAACTAATCACTCGTTATAGAGAGATGGTTCTTCAACCAGAAGCGGATAGTGCTGTAGATGATGTCGTCAATGAGACGATATGCGGTAACTTTGATGATGTACCTGTTGAGGTTGAACTAAGCAACTTAAAGCAGTCGGATAAGATTAAGAAGTTAATCAGAGAAGAGTTCAGCGAAATTCTTCGTCTGTTAGATTTTGAAAATCGTTCATATGAGATCTTCCGTCGTTGGTACGTTGACGGTAGATTGTTCTATCATAAGGTAATTGATCCTCAAAAACCTAGTGATGGACTTGTAGAACTTAGATATATTGACCCTCGTAAGATTCGCAAAGTAACTGAGTACGAACAAAAGAAACCAGACCAACTTCGCGGTGTTGATCTTAATCAACAACTTACACAGCAATCAGCAAGTTACTATCTCTACAATCCTAAGGGTCTAAGGAATTCTACTAATCAGGGCATGAAGATTGCACCTGATTCAATCACTTATTGCCATTCTGGTATACAGGATCTCAATAAGAACATGGTGCTTTCGCACCTACATAAAGCAATCAAAGCAGTAAACCAACTGCGAATGATTGAAGACTCTCTGGTTATCTACCGTTTGAGTAGAGCACCAGAACGTCGTATCTTCTATATTGACGTTGGTAACTTACCTAAGAACAAAGCGGAGCAATACCTTCGCGAAGTTATGGGTAGGTATCGTAACAAGTTAGTGTATGATGCAAACACAGGAGAAATCAAAGATGATAAAAAGTTCATGTCTATGCTCGAAGACTTCTGGTTACCCAGAAGGGAAGGCGGTAGAGGAACTGAAATCACTACGCTCCCAGGTGGACAGAATCTTGGAGAACTTGAGGACGTCAAGTACTTCCAGAAGAAGTTGTACAAAGCACTCAACGTTCCATCATCAAGATTAGAAACAGAGACTACATTCAACATTGGTCGCGCAGCAGAAATCACTCGTGATGAAGTTAAGTTCCAAAAGTTTATTGCACGTCTCCGTAAGAGATTCTCAGAATTATTCCATGATCTCTTAAAAACACAACTCATTCTGAAAGGTGTGGTAACACTTGAAGAGTGGGAGGATATGAAAGAACATATCCAATATGATTACATTGCTGACAACTACTTTACAGAACTCAAGGAGATTGAGATCCGTAATGAAAGGATGAACATGGTTAATGTAATGGATCCTTATGTTGGTAAATACTTCTCCGTGGAGTATATCAGAACACAGATCCTTAAGCAAACATCGCAGGAGCAAAAAGAAATTGACAAACAGATTGAATCTGAGATGGAATCTGGTGTTATTGCTGATCCTGCAGCGGAAATGGATCCTGCTATGGACCCTAATGCTGCCCCTCCCGATCAGGGTGGAGAACAACCTCCGCAGGTAGATCCAGGTGATTTACGCAGAGGAGAGTTCTAAGTTACTAAATAGATACAGTAGGAGTTATTATGCCTAGCGAAATCGCACAACAGATCGTCAATCAAATTTTTGGTGACGAAAAAGCGAAAGCAGTTGATTCGGTAAACGATGCCTTATCTGCTGCTGCATACGATGCTGTTCAAGCACGAAAACTTGAATTTGCACAGAGTATGGGTTTTGAATTGGATGACACTGCTCAGGATGCTGCGGATGAAATCGCAGATGAACTTCCTGATAATACAGAAGAAATCCCAGAACCTACACAAGGAAACGTCGAAACCCCTGAGGTTACCGACGAGGAACAACCCGAAACTGAGGAACAAACAGATGAGACTGATCGCTGAAGAGATTAACAATGTTGACTTTCTTTGTGAAGAGAAAGAAGGCAAGAAGAATTACTTCATTGAGGGAATCTTCTTACAAGCGGAACTGAAAAACCGTAACAATAGAATGTATCCACTCAAGACTCTTTCTAAAGAAGTCGCTAAATATGATGAGAACTACATTCAAAAAGGGCGTGCCCTTGGAGAATTAGGTCATCCTGATGGTCCATCTATTAACTTAGATAGGGTATCACATAAAATTATGTCGCTCAAAGAAGATGGAAACAACTTCATTGGTAGAGCGAAATTACTTGACACACCTATGGGTAAAGTCGCCAAGTCATTGCTAGACGAGGGTGTAAAACTCGGTGTTTCATCCCGTGGGATGGGTTCTATCCGTAAGGAAGAGAACTGTAATGTTGTTATGGATGACTTCATGCTCGCTACAGCAGCAGATATTGTTGCTGATCCTTCTGCACCTGATGCTTTTGTTGATGGAATTATGGAAGGTAAAGAGTGGGTTTGGGAAAATGGAGTTCTAAAAGAGTCTACTGTTGCTCAAATTAAAACAGAAATTGATCACGCAACCCTTATCAACTTACAAGAACGCAAAGTTTCCGCGTTTGAGTCGTTTTTAAAGAGTTTGTGATTTATAAATAAATACAGACAACGCTAATGCATAACGGAGTTTAAACAAATGGCTGAGACCCTCGAAAAAAATCTTGATAACATGGAGGAAGTGACCGAAGGTGCTACCCAATCCAAAACAGCAGTTAACGCGAAAGCAAAACCTGGTGACCCTATCGACACATCGAAGGGCGGTGCACCCAAGGTTATTGACGTTAACACAGATTCTATGGAAGGAGCGAAAGGCACGAAGAACGCAGGTGCTTCTGCATCTGGTGCTGTAAAGCACGAAGGTTCTAAGTCAATTAGCACCAAACCTTCTGGAGCATCTGGTAAAGTTGAAACTGGAATGAATCGTACTGAGGAGGTAGAAACCGATGAATCGGAAGAGATCGCTGAAACCAAGTACGACTTTAGTCAAGATGTTGACGCTCTTGTCGCTGGTGAAGAACTTTCAGAAGAGTTCAGAAACAGAGCAGCAACAATCTTCGAGGCAGTAGTAACTGAAAAAGTTAATGCAGAAGTCAAAGCGTTGCAAGAGGCATTTGAAGAGTCTCTCACCGAAGAGGTGGAAAAAATCAAAACAGAATTAGCCGAGAAGGTTGATGATTACTTATCTTATGCTGCCGACAACTGGATGAAGGAAAATGCACTCCAGGTCGAGCACGGAATTAAGACTGAGATGAGTGAGTCATTCTTCAACGGTCTAAAAAGTCTTTTCCTTGAGCACAACTTTAGTGTGCCTGAGGAAAAATTCAACTTACTTGACGGTATGGTTGGAGAGTTAGATGAAATGGAAGCGAAACTCAACGAAACAATCGAAACCAATGTTGCTTTGAACAAGCAGATTGGTGAGTTTATTAAAATGGAAATCGTGTACGAGTGTGCTACTGGTCTTGCTGAAACCCAAAAGGAGAAGTTAGCATCATTAGCAGAGGGTGTTGAGTTTGAAAATGAAGAAGATTTTCGTAAGAAAGTCGAAACTATCAAGGAATCATACTTCACTAGGAAGGCTGAAGTTGCTGAAGAAGCAAAAGAACCCACCGAAGAAGCATCTGAACCCCTTGTAGAATCTACAGCGAGTGGCACAATGTCGAAATACGTTGACGCTATTGCTCGTTGGTCCAAATAATTATTAATTAAACTACTACTCTAAAAGGTAAAAACGAATGACCGTTCAAAAACTACAAGAGAAGTGGGCACCCGTTCTTAATCACGACGCTCTCCCTGAGATCGGTGACTCTTACAAGAAAGGTGTTGTTGCACAACTCTTAGAAAACCAAGAAAAAGCACAGATCGAAGAAGGACAAATCCTTTCTGAGACTCTACAAACAACAGGATTCACTGGTGCTTCTACAGCAACAGGTCCAGTTGCAGGTTTCGACCCAGTGCTTATTTCATTGATCAGAAGATCAATGCCTCAGTTGATCGCCTATGACATCGCAGGTGTTCAACCAATGACAGGTCCTACTGGACTTATCTTCGCGATGCGTACTAACTACGGTTCTGAAAGAGATCCTAACGCATCAGGTTACGATGAAGCATTCTTCAACGAACCAAACGCAGGTTTCTCTGGTGGTGCAGGTACATCCTACGACCCAGGTGCCTCAAGTTCAGCAAATAACGACGCAGAAGGCACAAACCCTGCTGTTCTCAACGATGCTTCCGCAGGAACTTACGAGAAGACAGGTGATGCTGAAGGTATGTCAACAGCAACTGTTGAAGCACTTGACGATGCCACATCAGGTAGCGAGTTCCGCGAGATGGGATTCGCAATCGAGAAGGTAACTGTTACTGCTAAAGCAAGAGCGTTAAAGGCAGAGTACAGCATCGAGCTTGCTCAAGACTTGAAAGCGATTCATGGTCTTGATGCCGAGCAAGAGTTGTCAAACATTCTGTCAACAGAAATTCTTGCTGAGATCAACAGAGAAGTTGTTCGTACCATTTACACAAACGCTGTTCCTGGTGCTCAGAACAACACTGCTAATGGCGGTATCTTTGACCTCGACGTTGATTCAAATGGTAGATGGTCAGTTGAGAAGTTCAAAGGTCTTCTTTTCCAGATCGAAAGAGATGCTAACGCTATCGGTCAGCAAACTCGTCGCGGGAAGGGCAACATCTTGATCTGCTCTGCAGACGTTGCTTCTGCTCTCGGTATGGCAGGTGTCCTTGACTATGCTCCTGGTTTACAGGGTAACAACGCTTTAACTGGTGTAGACGATACTTCCTCTACTCTTGTTGGTACTCTTAACGGACGCATCAAGGTTTACGTTGATCCTTACTCTGCTAACGTTGCTGATAAGCACTTCTACGTTGCAGGTTATAAGGGTACTTCTCCTTATGACGCAGGATTATTCTACTGTCCTTACGTTCCATTACAGCAAGTTAGAGCAATCAACCCTAACACCTTCCA